TGACCACGTTGAGCGCCAGCATCGCTGCCTTGACCGCCGTGACCGCTGTAACCACTTTCGGCAAGGCGACCGCCAGCGCGATGGCGCTCCCGGCCACTTTCAGCGTTGCGGGATCGAGGGTAGTCAGCCAGTCCAGCAGCCCGGCCACGGCATCCGCAACCCGTTGGATGCCATCCTGGAATCCGGGGGCATTGACCATATTCGCCAGCGCCCCGGCTATTTTCTCCGCCGCGGGCAACACGGCATTCAACGCCGGGATGAGCGCCAAGCCCACCTGATCCTTGAGGTTCTTCATCGAGGTCGAAAACGCCGCGGCCTGTTGCGCCGTCGTACCCAGCACTTCAGGCATGGCCGCCGTGTTATTCTTGAGCTTTTCGATGACGACCGACATCATGCCGGCCTGCACCTGGGCCTTTGTCAGCGCATCCGTCTGCACGCCATACATCTGCGAGGCGCGGGCGGTGGCGTCGGAGAGGGCAACCTGGATGCCCAGGTTATCGAGGATCATCGGAGATAGGCGGCCGACGCCCTTGACGAGGCTATCGACCATGAAGCCCATGTCCTGCCCGGTGGCGGCTGCCACCTTGGACAGATAGCCCATGGCATCGGGTAATTGTTTGGCGAAGGTCGGGCCGATGAGCTGGGCCGCTGAGTTGAACGACTTCATCAGCGACACGTCATCGACCATGTCCGACATACTGGAGCGCATGACGGCGATATCGCCGCCCAAGTTTTGGAATGTCTTCTGCACCCCCTGGATGGGAGCAGCATCGGAGGCGAACTTGAGCGCGGCTGCGCCGGCCGCCAGGAATCCCCCGGCGATCAGCTTGCCCGCATTGCCGATCTTGGCCAGAGACGCATTAGCCCCGGCGGCCGCTTTCTCTAGCCCGTCCGCTATTTTTTTCTTGGCCGCGTCCAGGTCCTTGTCCAGGCCGGTCATGTCCGCCTGAATCGGAACCTGTGCGATGCCCAGCTTGGTCTCGCCGCCCATGTTTCCTCGCCAGTTCCCTCAGCTCATCGAACTCGCGTTGTCGCTGTTCCAGCTCGGCCCCTTCCAGCTTTCGCGCTTTCGGGGGCTTGATCAGATTGCGCAGACTCGGCAGCCGTTTGACGCGCTGCAATCCGGCCGTGTACCAGGCCAATCGCAGATCGCGCTCATAGTCCTGCTGCCAGCGGCGCGAGGTAGCGCGAAAGAGCGCCATTGTTTCACGCGGGGTCAGCGCCCAGAATTCCTGAACGCTGATCCCCGCGGTAAGCGCATCCTCCAGGAGCGAATCCCAGTTCCAGTCCTGGGCTACTGTTCCGGGGGGGAGTCGTCATCGTCTCCCTCCCCTTCCTCGGCCTTGGCGTCGGGATCATAGCTGATCACCGCCGCAATGCCCTCCATGACCGCCAGGGAGCTTTTGACGAACCCAGCCTGATCCATCACCTCATAGGCCCGGCTCAGGTCCCAGGATCGTCCCCCGACGCGCATATCCAGCCGCGCCGCCTCCAACCCCACCATGAGCAGGGCCGCCGTGTCGGTCATGCTGAGCTGACTGGCCATAGCCTGCCCGGCCAACTGCATGATCGACTTGCCCGTGCGCTGCTCCGCACTGGCCAGCGCCCGATTTGTGAACAGAAGGTGATACTCTTGCTCCCCAACCTGGATGAGGCTCTCGCCTCTGGCTCCTGTCGCCATTAGCTACCACTCACCCATTCGCCGTCCACGTCGAACGCCGCGCTCACCGTCATCGCGTCCTGATCCGGCGCGGCCTCGCTCAGGCTGGTGACCACTGCGTTGCAGCTCTCCAGCGTGGCGCCCTCCTGGACCCTGATCAGTTCGACCTTGGTGCCGTTGCGCATGGCGTCCTTCAGCGACTGATAGGCCGTATCGCTGGGCACATACAGCGCATCCAGGCTGACCGTCGAGGCATAGCGCCCCGGCTCCACCCGTCGCGCCCGGCTGTCCTTCGAGGAGAAGTCGATGCTCTCGGTCGTCTCCTCGAACGTCACATCCCGCTGGCTGCCCACGAACTCGCCCTCGATCATGACCAATACATCTGCTCCGTTCATCTTTCACCTCATGATTTCTGTCTAGGACCCGTCTTCCGCTTCCATCAGGATCAGCCGCACCGTTATGATGCGTCCATATGCGTCCTCCTCGTCGGCCACGATGGGCCCCAGACACTCGGCTACCCAATTCTCGAATCCATCGATATCGAGCGGCTGGCGATGCAACAGTGCCCGCACCCGCTCGGCAATCGCCTCGATCGTCACCGCCGAATCGTCCCGTTCGGTGTAGCAGCGCACGTCGCGCCGCACCTCGCGCCCCCCGCGGTTCTTGGCCTCGAACGGGGCCTGGCTCACCTCGCCCGCCGTCACCAGGTAGGGCAGCGTGGCATTGTCCGGGGCCGGATCCACCGTAAAGATCGCCGGGTTGCTCCCATAGCTGGCCAGCAGCGCCGTCAGCGTCGCATCTCCGGCCAACCGCGCATAGATCGCCGCCGTCAATGCACCCATCAGCCCCCCCTCAGCAGGCGCAGGATCTCCTGCGCGTTACCGAACACCGCCGGGCGCAGAAACGGGTGCGCGGCATGATGCGCGGTGCCCACTTCCTGAAACCAGCCCCAGTACGCTTTCTTCTTCACGCCTATGACGCCTTGAATGATGTTCGCCTTGACCGTGACCGTGTGCGTGATGTCGCTTTTCAGCACACCGCGCCACACGGGGGCATTGGCCTGGGCCTGGCCCTCGGCATATTCGCACGCCTTGTCCATGTTCTGTACCAGCCGACCCGAGACGGCCGCTAGCACGCGCTGCTTACCCTGCTCCCAGTCCTTGAAGACCACTTTGCTCATGGCTGCCCCTCGATCTGAATCTCGACCGCCTCGATCTCCAGGTGGTGCCCGGCATGGCTGGGCTCCCGAATCGCCGTCACGTCCCATGTCCGGCCCTCGCCCGCCACCCGGTCGCCGCGCACGATGTTCTCATCGGCGGCCGTATATAGCACGTGGCTGATCTCCGCCTGGCGCTGAGCCGCCGCCACCTTTTCCGTCGCCGATGCCGGCCGCATTCGCCCGCTCACGCTGCCCACCGATCCATAGGTCTGCGTCCAGCCGCCCTGGCCATCGCTGGCCCGCGTCTTGCGCGTTACGGTGAACGTGTGATTGAACAGGGTCGCGATCAACCCCATGGTCAGCACCCCTTCACGCGGTATCTGTTCAGCAGATCGCGCTCGCTCCGCAGCAGGATCGGGCTGGCGCTGGCCCCCAGCACGGCCTCTCCCGCGCCGCTCTGCTCGGACCCGAACTGCACGCTGTAATCGCCCAGGCTCGTCGCCTGGACCCCCGGCACGCCGGCCACCTCCTCGGCCCGCAACCCCGCCTGGTAGGCCCTGGCCGCCGCCCGCGCGCAGATTTGCACGATATCCTCTGGCATCAGATCCCCCACCGCGTAATCGTCGTTGAGCCGATAGCCGTGCGTGTAGGTAACCTCGATGATCTGGATGCCGCTAGCCCAGGACACGTCGACGCGATGCACGATGCCGAAACGTGGGTTGACCTTGTAATCGTCATCAACCGTCAACGTCTCGCCATCCTCGACCACCTCGCTCACTTCGATGATGGGCAGCTCGGGCAGAAACAGCCGCGTCCCGCCGATCGAGTCCAGCGTGATCACATCATTCTCCACCAGCTCTAGTTGCTGGTGGCAATAGTTCTGGATCGCCGCCGTCGCTTCATCGATGGCCCGTTGCGCCGAGTCCTCTTTGGCCGCCGGGATATCGATCTGCAGGAACTTTTCCAGGTCCGCGATCTCGCAGAATCCCATCTCATCCCTCGCGTCCGCGCCGAATGCCCAGCGCATAGGCATAGTTGATCATCTGGGCAATGACGATCACCGCCTTTGAGACATAATCCAACGATGTCTTGTTTTTGCGCACTCCGCACGTTTGCATCCCTGCCCAGAGCAGCGCGACCATGGCCCGGCCACCCTTGATGAGTACTCCGAACTCCTCTCGCGGGGTGTCCCCGATGATCTCCTCTGCCGACTCACTGGTCAGCAATTGCAAGGCCGCCTGAATCTCGGCGTCGATCTCGGCCAATCGAACAACGCCCTGCGATGGCTGTGCCGATTTTCCCATCCCGTCCTCCTTACTTGTTGCTCGCCGGCTGGCGCTTTTTGTTCGCCACTGGGCCCTGGGCCTTGCCTGCCGGGGCGGGAATGAGCCCTCGGCGAATCGCCTCCTCCTCGTACATCAGGATCATCACCCCCGGACGCACCGGCACCTTGACCAATCGTCCGCTCGATCGGGCGACATGCATGTTCGTGTAGCGTACAACAGCCATTCTCTACTCCCTCCGTTCCTCTCGTGATAGATGCATCTTGCCGAACCGTTTGAGCACATCCTCTTCCTCGCCGGGGTGGCAGCGAATATAGACCCCTGGGCGCAGCTCCACCCGCACCAGGACGCCACTGCTACCCTTGGGCGCGTGTCGCACGCGCGGGGCGAACACGGTCTGTTTCATTCGGGCGCTGGCGTGCCCTCGCGCCATGGCCCGGGTCTCGCCTGCCCAACTGCGGGGCAGCGTGCAGAATATCGGCTTGACCCGATACAGCGCCCGCAGAAAGGCCAGCCGTGGCTCGCCGCCATCGAGTTTTCCCTCCTGCCAGGCGGCCAGCAGCGCCCGCCCATCCGGGCTGTTGCGCACGAACAGCAGCTCGTGAGCATAGAGCAACACGCGCAGATCGCGGGTGATCGCCGCCGTGCGCTTGTGCTCGCTGGGCGTGCCCACGTCCTCGGCCAGCACGCCATAGCGCCAGAGCGGGGCCGCGGCGTCCCAGCGTTCCAGAAAGTGAAAGCCATACTCCACCATCGCCCAGGGGATGGTCATCCCCGGCTCTACGATCAGCGCCCGATCGAACGGCACTCCCGACAGATCGCCCTCGGCCACCACCACCTGGAGCTTGGCCCGTTTGGCCAGCGCCTCTATCGCTTTGTCCGCCTGGCGCAGAATCAGCACATCGTTCATTTTCTCACCTGCAACTTGGCCGCGAATGATGTTTTGGCGTCGTTCAGCTTGGCAGCCTGGACGATCTTCCACTGTGGCCATCCATAAAATACATACTCACGACCTCGCTCCGTATCTGGGTCAAACTGCTCAAAGATGCTCAGCCCGAATACCCAATAGTGCGTCGCGTCGGTATAGCTATTCTCGCTCTTCCAGTAGGGCAGCTTGACGTACAGGATGCCGGCGGGCCGCAAGATACGCCAGCACTCAGCCAGCGACTCGGCCAGGTTACGGCGCAGGTGCTCCAGCACAGCGCAGGCCACGATGAGATCGAAGCTGGCATCAGGCCAAGGCCAAGGTATTATGTTGAGATCGTGCGCCACCGTCACAAACGGCCGCGCCTGATCCAGCATCAGATCGTGATTCACCACGATCCCACCGTCCACGGGCTGCACTGGCCTGTTCCCCGCTCCCAGATTCAGAATGTCCATTATGGTTTCACCGCCAGGATATTTGACCGCGAGCCGCTGTTGACCTTCCCAATGATGTTTACCCGGTAGCCAAGGGCCACAAAGTTCTCCGGATGCAATGTCGTCACATGCTGCTGGTGCGGATTGCCATCCACCGTCGCCTGCCTGCTCACCCCCCACGGGCAGCCAACCACCACCTGGCGCGCCCGCCGCTCCAAACCCGCCATGGCCCTATGCAGATCGCTTCCTGGGATATGCTCTGGACCGTGCCACCAGAAAGCCACGTCGTACCGCTCCTCCGGAAGTATTAGCCCCTCCACGGCGCACACGTCGCCACAGACGACCTGCACTCCTGGCCATCCTCGAAAGTGCTCTGCATTGGCAGGCCAAATCTCCAACAGCGTCACGTCCCGCCCAGCGGCCAACAATTGGGGCAAGAACTGCGACCTGCGCGGGCTGGCTCCCACATATAGCAACGTTCCCTTACCGAATATCTCCGGGCAGAAAGCCCGCAGTTGCGCCAATCGTGCCGCCTCCACCCGTTCAGCCTTTGTATTCATCAGGTGGCTCCAGCATGTCCGGGTTTATCGGGCTGACCTTAGCAAGTTCCCTAGACATGTCTTTCCCATTCCGCGCCGATATCGCGCCAATATGCTGGCAGTACACGTCCGTCAAATAGCCAACCTTCCCCCCAGCCGCGCCCACGTTCAGGCACAGCCAGCGGATAGCCGATCCTGTCCCGTCTGCTGGCAGTAATGCTGGCTCCAGCGCCGCCCTCCGAGCGAATACGAACGTTCCACCCACGTTCACGCACAGCGTTACTCCCTCACGGCGCTCTCTCCAATGTCGCCTGTCCCCGATATTCGCCTGTGGCAGGTTCAGCGCCAGCAGCCATACATCCGGGTATCGCTCCATCGCCTCCAGACCCTGCGCCAGCCAGTCAGGCTCCAACTTCGGACATAGGATGTCGTCGTCGACGAACACAATCGGGTCGGACATCGTAATCCGTAGCATTGCCCGCAGGTGGGATGGCACCCCCATGCGCTCCGTGTGCAAGTGGACCGAATCCACCTTCCCCGCAACCAGCAGCTCCCGCAGGTACTGCGCATTTCCCGTCGTCGAGGCGTCGTCGATCACATGCAGCCGATACGGGCTGACCGTCCGTTCCCAGATATATTCCAGCGTCCGCGTCAGCAGCGGCAGCCGTTCGCACGTGGTCACCACAAGATCCGTCATCGGCATCATCGTCTCCGCCCCCGGTGCGCGCTCTCGAACCGCTTCACCGCATCCCAGGCCTCCGGG